AACAATTCAATAATTCAAAAATAGAATAATATGCCACAGCAAATTTTAGGATCATTGCAGAACGTAGAAATAGATGTAGCCGGTGGCTCATCATACAAAAATCTCGTATGTCTGCGCACATCATCAGTTAACACAACTGTTGATTCAACCACCGAGCAAACAAATTGTGGGCCTTTGACATCAGTAGCTGATGCTACAATGAGCATTGACTTTGATGCAGTTTGTGAAGTTGCCCCAACCATTAGTCAAATATCTTACGAAGATTTACTTGCAGCAATGGTTGGCAAAACACTTATTGCAGTAAGAGTACAGAGCCCAGTTGTTAGTGGATCAAGCGCAGGCGCTACCTACTACCATCAGTTCCTTGGATTTATCACTTCACTTACTCTCAATCAATCAACTACTGAATATATTAATTTCTCTGGTACTGTTACTTCTACCGGAATTGTTGATGTTACTCCTTAATTATGAACTACACTACTATTACTATAAACGGAACTAAGATTGGACTTAAATTTGGGATGGCATCTTTCAGATACCTTTCCGATAAGTTCGTAGAAGGCAAGGCTTATACAAATAACGAGTTAAATGAGATTGGGATTGCCCATATTTTGTATAGCGGTTATTATAATAATTGTCTTATTAAGGATGCAGAGATTGAGCATAGCTTTGAGTCTTTTGTTGACTTTATAGAAGCTAATTTGACAAACGAAGGTGTACTATCTGAAATAAAGGATATAATACAAATTTGGAGTCAGAATGAGTTTCTGAAGCAGAAAGAGGAACCAAAGCAAGAAGCAAAAAAAAAGACTACTCGTGGGAAGAAATAGAAGCATTTGCGTTTGGTGATTTGTGTTTACTGCCGAATGATTTTTATGCAATTAGTCCGAGAGAGTTTTCTTTAATGATAAGAGGAAGTGAATCCCGAAAGGTTGACACTTACAAGCAAACAAGACTTTTGATGTTTACAATGGTGCGGTTGATGGGTGATCCTAAGACCGCACCAAAAACACCAGAAGCATTGTGGCAGTTGCCAGGTGATGAAGAAAGTGGAAATGTGATGAGTGATGATGAGATGCGAGAAATATTTAAAAGGTTGGGAAAATGAGTTTACAGATAGAAATAGGTGCAAATGTATCCGAAGCCAACCAAAGGCTTACTAAGTTCTATGCTGACTTAAGAAAGTCTTTAAATGAAGTAAATACTACTGTACAAAAAACTTCTGATACTTTTCAAAAAAGTACAGAAAAAATGACTGAGGCTGCAAACTCATTCGGTAAGTCATCAAGAAATTCACTAACTGCATTATCTCTTACCCTTCAAGATTTACCATTTGGTTTTATAGGTATTCAAAATAACCTTCCTGGTATTATACAAGGTTTTGGTCAGATGAGTGCAGAAGCCAAGACTGGTGCTTCTGTTATGACTCAATTAAAGACGGCACTACTTGGCCCAGCAGGTTTGTTCCTTGCGTTTAGTGCTGTGACAGCAGCATTAACTGCATTGACAATGAAGTATGGTTCACTTGGTGCTGCATTAGATGCTTTATTTACTAAGCAAACAAAGTTTAATGAAGTAATTGTAAGAGCAGGCGAATCAATTAAAGAATACAATAAAGCAATAATCACTAATAATGAAATTAGTGGACAAGCTGCTGCATCACAAAATGGTCAAGCATTAGCTGCTCGTGCATTATCAGCAACTGTTTTGGATTTAACAAAAACAGAAGCAGAAAGAAAAAATGCTCTTGATAGATTAAAAAAACTTGATGAAGAAAGATTTAAAAACTTTGATATTGAGAAAGGTAAAATAGATGGATTAAAACAAGCAGTAGAAGGTTATACAAGAGCATTAATTGCACAATCAGTTGCAAGTAAATTTGTTGATCAAGTTTCAAATACATCTGTTGAATTAGAGAAGCAAAGAAATGCTCTACAAGAGTTATACGATCAATTAGACTTATTAGAAAAAACATATCCTAATCTTGCTTACGAAGCTCAGAAATATAAAAATGAAGTTGTTGACTCTCAAGGTAGGTTAGGTGCTGGAATGGTTAGTCCAACAAAAGGTGTTATTGATTATATTTCTACATTTAAAAAAATAGGTGAACAAGAGGGAGTTATTAAAGGACTTGTAAAGCAATTAGAAGATTTAAATACTGCAACACTAAAAGCAGTACAATCTGCATCTAAATTAGCTTCTCCTGAAAAACCAGTAAAAGGTAAAGTAGAAGGACTTGGTAAAATTGTTTATGGAGAATCTGGTGAAGCAGTTGATGCTCCTATGACATTAGATTACATAAATAAACTAATACTTGTAAACTTAAAAAAGGCATGGGGCAAAAATGGAATATTTAATACTGTATTAAATAGATTACTTGAAGAAAGAAAAAACTTACTCAATAAAAAACTTCAAGAAGAAGCAGCAATACTTGCACCTAAAAAAGTAGGTAAAATAGCAGGCGCACCACTTAGTGATGAACTTGAAGCACAACTTGGAGCATATCAAGTATATTTAGCAAAACTTCAAGAAGTTCAAGCACTACTTTCAAGTACATTTTTGCAGCCATTGGAAAATGCATTTATGAACTTGTTTGAAACAGGTAAATTTGGCTTCAAAGCATTTGCTGATGCAGTGTTAAAACAAATACAACAATTAGTTGCAAAAATTATAGCAACAGGAATTATATCATTGATTGCAAATTTAGCATCAGGTGGATTTGCTGGTGTTGGAGGTGCTGCTAAAGGTTTTGGTGCAGTTGGTCAAAGTATATTATCAGCTATTGGGTTAGGTGTTAAAAAAACTGCCAACCCATCATTTGGTGGTGTAGGCCCAGGATCAATGGGAATGAGTGGACAAGTTAATGTAGTTCTACGAGGGTCAGACCTTGTTGGGGCATTGAATAGAACAAACGCTACAATTAATAGAGTTGGCTAAAGCAGAAAAATATCGTTATAGTTTCAAGACACTTGAAGGACAGACTTGCGTTGTAAGATTTGACTTTGAAGGATTTACAGGCGCATCAACAACTCTTGTTGGAGCAGCAAGACCATTTGTGCTAAAGGAGTTTAATAATGATGATGATATATTTAAACCATTGAGGCCACAGTTGGCTGAAATGAGTTTTATCGCATCAGCAAGTGGGGTGTCAATTGATAACTTCTTAATGGACAATGATGATGACATTATTGTTTATTTTGATTTCGGGACTTGGACAAATTATTGGAAAGGATATATGTTGCAAGATGACTTCCAAGAGTCATGGATAAATACCAACCACATCATTACACTTAGAGCAACTGAGGGTATTGGTCAGCTTAAAGATGTTGTGTTAACTGAGTCAGGTGATGAACTAAATGGTAGGTACACTCCACTTGAATTGATTCAATATGCAATGGCACAAACTGTGCAGAGCTTTACTGACTATAAAGTTTTCAGCAATTTGTTTCATTCATCAATGACTGACACATCAACTAACACTGGTATTGACCAATGTTATGTTGATGCAAAAACATTTGCAATTAATCCATCAGAGTACGATGACTCATACTTGGCTCTTGAGAAGATAAACAAGTCATGGAACCAGACTTTGTATATGTACAAAGGCAAATGGGTTATTTTTAGGCAAGAGGAGTTATACGTTCCATATACTGACAACATAAGAGGTTATAGGCAAAATGGAGCATCAAGAAGCGATGCATCTCAAAGGTTTGATGCATTTGTTGGTGTAGGTGAGACAGTGAAGCCTATAACACCTGAAATGCTTAGGTTTATACAAAGAAGAACTAAGTCAGATACTATTCAGTTTAATTTAGAAAGATTTGATGAGATAGTATGTAATGGTTCTTTCTCAAGAGGTGATTTGGTTAGCTCAACTGCAAGTACAAAAGTTTATGAGCTTGATCAATGGGATTGGAAGGAAGGAACCCCAGGTTCTCCAACAACACCTACAACTGGATTATACGGAAGAAAAGAAACATTTGATTCAACAGGTAAACTTGATGACCAATTTGCATATCAGCAACAAAAGGCAACATCTGGTAATAGGTGGTTAATATCATGTGGGATAGATGTACTAAAAAATGAACCATTTTCGTTTAGTATTGACCATAGGTTTAAGGAAACATTTGCTGGTACTGCTACAGTGTCTACGATATCATTTCAATTAGTAACTGCAACTAATTATTACACTCTTGATGAAGATGGAACTTGGTTTCAGAGTAATGCATCTTGGACAACAAATTATAAATTTTTACTAACTTATTATAATGGTACAGGTGAGCCAAAGCCTACTGATTGGGTAACAAGTCAAGTAGTATCTCAGAGTATTCCTGATGATGGTGTGTTAAATATATTATTGTGGTGTGTTGGAACACCAAACACAGCAGGTCAAGAGAAGTGGTTTAAGAATCTTCAGTTTAATCCTGAATTGCGATTTAATGGAATAAACATTGAAACAATTGATGCCGTTCAGTCAATATTCACAAAGGCTGCTACACTAAAGCCTAAGTTCTTTGATGAGATTTATCTTGATGATGGATTGAGCAAACTTTATAAAGGTAGTTTATATGAGGATGATCAGCAGACTCTGACAAATGAAGAATGGCATAGGTATAGGTATCCAGATGAATTGAATGGATTTAGGAAGCAAAATAGTATAGCACATTGGAGCCAAAATAGGATTAATAGAAATAAGATTGATGTGAACTTCTATGGTCTTACTTGGGATGATGGTGATGAGCCGATTGGACTTATCAACACAGTTAGATTTGTAGATGATGACCCAAATAGGATTTACACTATTGCCAACCTTAAAGAGATGGACTTCAGCTCATCAACCTGGTCAGCTACTCTTGTTGAGGTGTTTGATATGGATGCTGATGCAACTGGTGGAAATGTTACAAGAATATTTGAAGCAGAGCCAATAAATGGTAATTATCTTCCAACGGGAGAATTTGTTATACCATTTAACGTAATAGCTGCTGCTGACTTTACATATAATGGTGCTACAAAGAAATTTACTTACACCGGAAGTGTGACATTAACTGATTTGTTTATTTGCAATATCACAGGAGATATTAATGCAATAAATCCAATGAATACAACTGCTACATTTAAGCTATATATAAATGACATACAAGTTGATTCAGATACTTATGTTGCATCTGTAACACCATCACAATTTACTATATCTTTGAATGGTACTTATACTATTGCTCCATCTAACAATTTGTACGTTACGATTAGTTCAAATGTTGGAGATTTTGATATAAATGGTGGTGAGCTAAGTGTTACTTATGACTATCCTACTACTTTGACATACGATCCTTACGAAGATAAATATATATATAAATAATGGCAGATACATTAAAAGCTGAAGGGTTAGTTATTACGGCAACATATAGCAATGGTGATGTGTTCCCTTTTGCTTGTGCCAAAAGCTCAACTATAAATGTAAGCAGAGATTTCATTGAACTTGCTCCTAAGACAAGTGGATATTATAGAGAATATATAATTGGTAGGACTGGTTTTACAATTAGTGGAAGTGGATTGATAAAGCTGCAGCAAAGTTTTATGCAACCCTATTATTTCTTTGACCAATTTGTACTTAACATTGATACAACATTTAAGGCTTACCTTGATATGATTGACAATCAAAATAACTACAAAGTTTATAAATTTGATTGTATAATGCAAGATTTGACTCTTGACTCAACAATTGGGGCAACACCTACTTATGACTACACCTTGCAAGGAACCGGCCCCATTGAACTTATTAACGTGGTTGACCAATATGTAGTTGCATCTGGTGTAATTACGGGCAGAAACCCTGCAAACTTTAAACTTACAGCAGTAGGGTATAGAGGTCAATGGTATTTCAATTATACTGTGACTGAGCCAACCCCAGGTACATTTGTTATATCACTTGGGTCAGGATTAAACGGAGTTACTGTGACTGCATCATATTTGGCATTATAACCATAATAAATCTTAAATTTACATTATGATAGGCGAACATAATTTAAGGACAATAAAGAGGGGTGATACATGGGTATTGCCATTGTCATTTTGGGAAGATGAGTGTCAAGAGGTGGCGATTAATGTAAGTACATATACTTTTAAACTTATGGCAAAGAATAGCTCCGGCACTACAATTTTTACTTGGGATAATGCTATTTTTGTGCAAGGTGCTACTAATGAGAGGACAGTCACTTTAAGTGCTGTCACAACTGCTACTTATACTCTTGGTGAGTTCAATTACGAACTCCAAGTTACTACTGGTTCTGGTGTATTTACATGGATGCAAGGCTTTGTCCAAGTTGTTGATCAAATAACAAGTTAACGATGGTAATCAAGATTAATTATACAAGTAGTGAT